CTTGTAGACGCCGCTACTGCGGCGTCTACAAGGTCGTGCACCTTGGATTGCGGTTGCGGCGACGGCTTCACATTGAATGAGAAGCGGCTGGCCGGCCTACGCCAGTTGAACTCGCGGCTGAATACAGCCCAAGCCATCAGGCCACCTCGATGGTCACCCGCACGTTGATAATGCCGTGCGTCGTGAGTCCGTCAGGGTCGCGAAGCGTGCGATAGCCGTCGACGAAGACCTCGCCGATCGCGTTGTCGGTCAGTTCCAGCGCCTGCTCGTGCAGAGCCGCCTTCACCGCGGCGCATATCTTCTTGCACTCGACGGCGCCAACGGCACGGGACCACGCGTCGATCTGGATGTTGTGCTCTTCGCCCGCGACGCAGTCGGCGCCGTCTTCGACTACATCGGTAGGGCCGAGGCTGATGTATGCCTTCTTGGTGCCCCATGGGTCGGCAGGCGGCGTGTCGTAAACGCCGTTGACCAAGCCGGTCAGCGTTGCGTCAGCCTTTAGTGTCGACACCAGCAGAACTTGCAGTTCGAACCCTGGCGCCGTCATTTCTGCACCCGCTGAACCGCCGCACGAACCGCCTTGGAGGCCTTCGTTTTGATCTTTGCCTTTTGGCGACGATACGATGGGAAGAAGAACGGCTGGGCCAGTTGCTCCTGCGTCCCGAGCTCCTGCGCCAACGCGTAATCGTACGTGGCAGACTGGCCTTCACGCACTGGCCTGGTTGTGAGCGGCCCGCCTGCTTTTACCAGCGCACCGATACCGCCGCGGTTGAACTCCTCGACGCGCACCGAAGCGGCAAGGTTTCCCCCGTCTTTCGGTGCAGCGGCGCGTATCTTTCCTGCCAGTTCGTGTGCCGATGCAGTCATGCTCGCCTGCAGGTCCTTCTTGACCTCCTTCGGCAAAGCAGCCAAGGTCTTTCGCAGCAACTGTCGACCGGTGACTTTGATGGCCATTCGCGCGCTCGCCTTGTTATTGTTGATGTCGGTGTCGGCTGCAGCAATGGCGGCCGATGAAATGACCGCAGAGCAGCGCGAGGCCAAGGTCGAAGCGTGCTGGAAACTGTTCGAAGATCGCTACGCGGGCAGGACAGAGGCGCGATCCAAAGAAGAGGTCGAGTTGCGCATGTGGTGCATCGAGAACCTGTAGCCGGCTACCGCTACTCCGCCATACCACTGACCAACATCATGTCGATGTAGCCGTGTCGCTCGCGCGCCACGGCCGTCTTGATCGCATATGATGCGCCGCTACGCGTGTCGACCGCACGCCAGTCAGTGGTCACGGCAGCCGCTCCAAGAGAGTACCGAACGGTCGCAAGGTACGGCTGCACGCCGGTGAGCCGGCTGGCCATCACGGTCTCGGTGCCGCGCAGCGCAACAACCTCAGCGTTGGCTCGGCATTGCTCGATCCACGGCCCAGACACTTCGTTGCCGGCGCCGTCGTCGATCATCTGCCGCGATTGAAACGATAGGACTTCTCGAAGCTTACCGGCGCCGGACTTGCGGTCAGCCATCGGCTTACGCGCTCGCTACCGCGCCGTACTGGATGTCTAGATCCAGAACAGTGGTGCTTCTGGCGATGCCGAGATGGGTCACATAGTCGCCCGTCAGAACGTCGGCCCTCGGCGCAATGCCGCCAGGCGTCGGAGACAGGAAATAGCTTACGCCAGCAGTCAGGACGGCGTTGAACGTAACCAGGCCAGATTTGGCGATCGTGAGCGGCTGACCGTCACCGGCGCCATTCAGCGCAATGCCTCGCGGCACGCGAATGGTGGCAGAGCCATCGGCATCGGCGAGAACATACTTGCCGGACGTGTCGTCGAGAGCGACGACCTGGCCGGCTGTGATGGTGGCGCCTGCGGTGCCCGACTCCTTGGTGGCCGTCGATGCAGCGATCACGGCCGAGGCCGTTACGGAAATATCAGCCACGCGGGCCTCCTTGTTTGGGTATGAAAAAGGCCCGCCGAAGCGAGCCTAAACCGGATCTGGATTGAGTATCTTGCTGCTGAGGTCTGTGAGGCCCCAGCGCATGTTCGATGTGGTCACGGCCGAGATCGGCGCATTTGACCCGTGGTAGTTGCCCCACTGCCAGTAACAGAGGTCACCAGCATCGTTGTAGTAGCCGATGGGGCACGAGATATTCACGATCTCGACGCCGTCTCGCCAGACTTGCAGTTCTCCCGATGCCCCTAGGACAAACCTGGTCACGATGTTTACGGGCGCCACAGGCAGAGCGCTCGAGTGGCGCACCATTTCCGTGTTAACGCCGTCCGTGTCCGACCGTGTAACGATGCGGAACACGTCATCGCCCAAGTCGTAATAGAGCACCGGGGAGCGGCCACCAGTCTGCGCCGTGTCGATGCTGTGCCATTGGCCGATGATGCCCCAGTTGGGCTGCGGCAGGACGGCCTCAAACCCGTCTCTTATGTTGATCTCGAAGGAGAACGACTGCCAGACCTCGTCGCCAGTGCCGAAGGTATCGAACCGGCTGACAAACTCCGACCTTTGAGTTTCTCCTGGCCGCAGTTCAAAACGGTGACCCGTCGCCGTAGGTTGCGCCGTCCATGGCTTATCGTCGGCCAGAACGATCAGAGACTTGCCATCCAATCGGATGAACTCGCCGTCCCCAAGGTTGTGGAAGGCTGCGAACGATGAGGCGATCTCCCCCTGACTAAGCACGGCAAGGCAGCTCTCGTGCATTGGGTCGGTCAGCACCCGTTCCGACACGGCTTGTTTGCCGTCTACCAACATGCGGGGCCGGATCAGGTGACGGTCCTCGTACTGGACGCGCACCTGGAGCATTTGTGCCCCGGTTAACAGGAGCATCTTATGCGGCTCCGATGGCCTGCAGGTAGGTCAGCAACGCCGCCTTGGTCGCAAGCACCTCCGCTGCCGAGAGCCCGCTACCCATATGGCCAACCGCGAGTTGGTTTACGCCGAATGCGGCGCCATTGAATGACAGCAACCGCATGTTGGCATTCGTTATCGCCACGCTGGCATCAGTTCCGCCGCCGCTGTCGACGCCCTGCGCGTAGCCCTCCCAGACCGCCGCGGCGGTGCGCGACCAGCAGATGTGCCCAGGATAGGCGCCGGCACCAATCAAGATGCCAGACCCCGTGTTGGCCCGCCCTAGCGCGTTCCCAGAAACAGCGGCTTGTCTTGCAATCTGGCTGCTGAGAGCGCCAGCGTCGTTGCTAGATGCGCCTCCGTTATTCAGATTGGTGCGTGACCAGATGCCATTATGGGCAGAGTTCTGTACGAACTTCGCGCCGACAGCGGTGGTCGGGTTGAAATTCGTATCAAGGTAGCTGGTGGACCCGTCCCCAGTGTAACCTTGGTCAGCAACGAAGGCAGGCGAGTTGACCGCCGTGAGATTGTAGGCGTCCTGCACCCAGTTGAGCAGTGCTGCCTGGGAAGCATGGGCTGCCAGTACATACAGCGCATCAAGCTTTAACCACACGCCAGCTGTCTTCAGCGCCCCGACCAAAGCGTCGATCAGGATCTTGCGGACCGTGGTCGGCTGAGTGGTCATCCGCGCTACAAGCGCCGCAGCCTCGGCGTTGGCGAAGACGTACTGGCCGCCATACTGGGTATGAACGCGGAACCCGCCGCCCATAAATGCCGCGCTGACCATTCGTTACCGCCTGAAATTGGTGAGCAAGTCGTCGAGAACTGTGCGCCCGTCCGATTTGCTGATCTCGCGCGTCTCAAACCACTCGGAAACAAGCACCAGGATCGCCTGGCGGACTGCCTGCGGCGTCGTGCTGTACCCAACGACGGCAGTAACCGTAATGCGCGAGCCCTTCTGGATACTCGGCCACGACTGCCCAAATTTTAGTACGATCGACGCGTCAAGGTCGTCGGCGCGAAGTTCGTAAACATCCGTCGAAAGCGTCTGCGTGGCGCCGTCGATGTCGACATACTGAATTCCGATAGACTGCACTGGCACAACCGGCAGCCACGCGAAGTCGGCGAATGAATCGCACTTCACCGCGACGATCTGTTCCGGAATCCTCGTGCCGCAGTACGCCTCGACGTGCTCTCGAGCAGCCGAAATAAGGCGCTCAATATATGCGTCGTCGTCGGTGTGGTACTCGACGTGAACCTGCTTCTTGGCCTCCGGCAGCGTTACCGGCTCGGTATCCGCGCCATCTGTCACAACTGCCGGATACCACATCAGCCCGCCGCCTTCTTCTGGGTCCGGCGCTCCGCAACTGGCTTACGCTCGGCAGTCTCAGTGTTTTGTTCCGCGGTAGGCACCGCGAACCCCGCAGAGACAAGGCGAATTGCCTCGTCCTGCGGGAAGTCGCGCTCGTCGCCTGGCCCCAGCGTGTAATGTGAGCCGGACAAGCCGACGAGCATGCGGATAAGCATCAGGCAGCAGCCTTCAGAACGACGAAGTTGATGACCAGGACGTTGTTGCCTGCAGCGGCGGCGTCGAGGTTGGTCAGGCGAAGCTTGAAAGAACCAGCGGCAACGGCGGATACGTCGACCGCGAACGTGCCGGCCGATGTGTGCGTCTTGATGCACGCAACGACCACGTCGGTGGCCGCAACCTTCGAGTTGGTAACGGTGAACTCAGCCTCGGCGCCAGCCGCCACGGTCTGGCTGACAGTGGTGATCGCGCCAGAATAGGCGTTTACGGTAACGCCGGTGGTGATGCTGGTGATCTGCGTGACGGCAGTCTGGCCGCCAACTACGGGGATGCCATCGCTGTTGCGATAGCCGGTAGGAATGTAGGACATGCACTCTCTCCAGATG